ATTGCAACAATCTTTGTGACTGCACTTCTTTTTGAATTAAGGCAGTAGACCCTCTGGCAACTATTCGCATATCTGATTTAATGCTTTCGTCATCATTCCAAGTCATATTCCAATCATAAATTGACCTTATCAATGGCTTGGTTAAGAAATCATCAATATTTTTAATTACTGATTTCAAAACTATGTTTGCATTAGACATCAGGATAGAAATACCTGTAGCTGTTCTGTTCAAAGAACTTTGGGTTTGTCCATGCGTATAAGAAGGTAAAGCTGTAGTTTCATCAGCAAACCTTCTAAATAATTCTATTAAAGATTGTAAAGATGGAGTGTTTGACTGTGGTTGATAGAATCTAACCATAGGCTGGTTCCCATCACCCCCCTCTCGTAAAAAGACTCGCCAAGGGTACATTTCTGTAGGGTCCTCACCAGAAGCAAGTAAGTCATTGTTTACTTCCACCATAGGACCAGAAGAAAGAGCCACATTGTCCAATAAAATTCTTGTGGCAGCATTCATAGTGTTTTGTGAATCTCGCATCATACGAGGTACTCCTGTGCCCCAGAACGAGTGTGGATTTTTTTCATAAGGGAATATGAAGTAAGGTATTTGTCCACCTGCTAGTGGATTCAATTGAGCTTTAATAATTTTATCTTCAAGTAGCCAAATATTGCATTGATATTCCTGAGACAAATCATCAGCTGGGTCAAAATCAATCCCAAGCTCTTCTAAATCGTGTCCATTCAAAGAACCCCAAAATTCTAAAACTTCAAACTTATAGGTTTTATCTGCATAGCTTTTTATATTAGCAATTGTTCTGCGGTCTTTTTCGTGCTGTTCTTCGTAATGATTTCCTTCTTTGTAATAAAATAAACATTCATCAATGGCTTCAATATTGAAGTTGGGAAAGTCTTTTAAATCTGCAAGTTCTTGTCTGGAGATAATATGCCTTCTAAAAATATTACGCATATCATCTACTGAAGTTGCGTAAGGGTCTGGATATAAATCAAAAACTGATACCGCTTCCATCTCGGGCATAGGCTCTTCTTCTATCAAAACGGCAAAGCCGTTTTCGCCTTTTACCCATCTATGGTCTTTGTTTATTTTTAAAGTACCAGCTTTCATTGCCCCTGTACCAAAAATAACTTGTTCCATTATGGCTTCTTTCATTTTGCCTTCGAGATTACTTTCTACAGCTTGGTCTAATATTTGCTCAGACATAGCTTCAACTCTTTTCTCGGTCTCTTCTTTAAGCTGTTCTTTAAGTTCTTGAATACGCATTTCAATCAAAGGCTCAAGCTCTTCCGTGCTTACCTGTTGCGAAACCACCATAATTTCTTGAGCAGCTCTTTCAGCAAGTTGCATTTCCAACATAGGCTGTTTTGCCACAGGAGTTTCTTCTATAGCAAAAAACTTTTGTCCTGCTTGAAATAATAAATCGGTAATTCGTGAGTATGCGGCTAGAACTTTTGTTCGAGTCAAGCCAACATAAACTTGTGACCTATCGCCCTTTTGTTCTATCTTAGCTAAAACCTCTGGGTCATATTGTCCCATGAAGCTTCTTAAATCTTCTATCCAATCACTTTCGACATCATTACGAGCATCTCGATATTCCTCGAACTTAGCTCGAAGCATTCCGCCAAGCGTGATTAAATCTTCTTGTTCTTCAGATTCGACAATTGATATGCCTTCTGGATTTAGTTCTTCGTCTGCCATTTAATAAAAAAATTCCTTTCTTTCTCTTTTGAAAGTCTTTCTGTGCTTTCTTGGCATACTATTCAAGCCAAACAAAGCAATGCTATATGCCATTATTCTATCATCAAAACATCCCGATTGGGCATTTGTTATTCCTCGAGCATCTACAACATAAGTTCGTAGCTCGTTTATAAGTTCCATATCCACAATGCCAGATTCGCCTTGTCGTAATAGATGTACTAAGTTATCAATAATTAATGGCTTTGTCTTGGTTGTTGTTAAAAAACCTGCTCGTCTAGTTAGCTTGTCTACATACGCATCGTCTACGGTTTGTTCGACAAACAAGTTTGGATAATTAAGTTCCTGCATTTTTCTTATGGTAGTAAGTCCGTGATTGTTTCTTTCAATCAAAGTCCAAGCTTTATTGTAAAAGACTGCTATTTTTAAAACTATGTGGGCGAGGTCAAACGGGTCTACATGACCTGACCATGTGGCGACCTGATTGCCGAAGTGGTCTAAAACTTGTATGCAGCTGTAGTCTCCGTGCTCGAGCCCCTCCGCAACATCTACTCCAATACAATACCTTAGAGAATCCCTTGGATTCTCGAAAATTTTTAGGAGCCCATTTTTGTGTTCTACGAAATCGTTCTCTCGCACATCGAGGCGGGAAATCGGGGAATAGCACTCTAACGCTGCTTGGTCTATGTATTTCGGTTCTACGAATAATCTACCTGTAGTTAAAAACGCTTCCTGCGGGGTAGACGGGTATTCCTGTCTGAATAATTCTTCCGAGCCAAGTTCTTGTATTTTTAATCTGCGATAGAGTATTTGCTCATCCGTGAGCTCGTACATAGCTTTCACATCTTCTTCTTCTCGTTCAAGCTCGAAGTATTTATCGGTCTTACGCTGGTATTCGGGCATCATAAACCAAGGGATAAAACATATATCCCACTCACCTTCACCCCGTAGAGCTCTCATACACGCATCATAGAACCAGCCTCCTGCTCCATTCGCAGTCGATTCTAATAATATCTCAGAATCCATTTCGGGGACCGTCTGGAGCAAACTCGGGATAATATCGGCATTCGGGTAGAAAGCGACCTCAGACCCGTGTAAATAGTTTGTGGTCCACCCCCTCCCAACTTCGCCTGTTCTGGCTGTCGCAATCCTCCAACGGGACCCATGTGTAAAAGCCATTGAGTTAGAAGTTGATTCTTTGAGTTCAGGGGTCACCAAAGGGTGTGGCAAATTGTCGTAGTAATTACGCACCATACTGAAGATAGCTTTAGTAGATTCGTTTAAGTGTGATACTACTACCGCATTGAGGTTTTGATTGGTTGCCGTTTTCCAAAAACCCCGTGCCTGACAATATGTCGAAATACCCGTTTGTCGTGCCTTTAAGATGAGCATTCGGACCCGCTTTTGATGAGAATATTGCATTTCTATCTGCTCATCTAATAATCTTTGTGCTTCATTAAAAACAAGAGGCTTTAATTTGCCCTGTTTATCTATAATTTTTAAGCAATGTTCCGAATAAAGACTGAGATTGGTCTTAAAGGTATTTATAATTTTTTTTATTTTATTTTTTTCAGTGTCAGTTTGCAAAATAACTAGCCCCCCTTATGTCCATGTGGGGGGTGTATATATATGTGTGTGTGGTGGCGGAGCCCCTGCCCCCGACCCGTGTGGCTGCTGGTCTGCATCGGTAGTGGTCACTCACCTATGGGGATGCTCACCTATGAAAGGTGATTCTCTTCCTTTATAAAATCTAAAGTCTCGAACCAATTCTCTTTCATCGAAACCTCAATTGATTGGCTTTCCTCAAGCATTCCATAGAATTTCATAAGGATTTCCAAAGCCTTAACCCTTGAGCCTGAAGTATGTCCATTGACTTTACCAAGGGCTTCATCCTTGAGTTGTTGGATGATTGCATCATGGTCATTTAAGTTCCTTTCCTTGGATTGCTTGGTCTCTTTTGCTAACATTTCTTGGACTTCATCATCTTTCATCAATCTGTGACCCTGCGAATATGCTGACCTCGGAGAATACCCAACCCTTTTTGCTGCTTCTGTAGCGTTCTTTGTCACCATAAAATGTTGCACAAATTCCTCTTTTCTTTGCTTCACGGATTTGTTTTTAATCATAATATTTCACCTGTTATTTTCTGCTATAAGTTTACACCAATCCACTAAATCTAGCAGGTCCAAATTGTACTTCATCATGTTGCAAGATAGACAAACCAGAGCAATATTTTCGGGGTGATATCCGACCCTATTTTTTATGCGGTCAATGCTGATATTTGTGAGATGTTTGCCTGTGCCATCCTTGATAAATGTCATGGGTAATCCGCTGTATTTACATAGTCCTTTTTGCTTGTCATAGAGCTTATATAAATCCTCTTTGGTTATCGTAAATCCGTGAGTTTTCTTTCGCTTATTTGAGAGTTGGTTGTATAGGTTTGATATATAAGAATATGGGCTTTCGGACATTTTTTTTCTTTTCCCCGAATCACGGCAGCTGCGGCATATATTACTTGTATAGCCTTTGTATTTCTCGAAGCGGTCAAGGGCTTTTTCTTTCCCGCATTTATGGCAGGATTTAGCTTCTAGGTTATGACCAATCGAAAG